AATCCAGGTTGGCTTGGCGCAGTGGGCGGTAGGTCGCCATGCACTGCCGATGTTCGTCCGCCTCGGTGTTGGCCGAATCGCGCAGGGTTTCGAATAGCTCCAGATCGCACAGGACTTTGCCTTCGCGTTCACGGCGCAGCCCCTCAACCTCAGCCTTCAGCTCAGCATTCACCTGCTCGTAGGCTTCGTAGCCGGTGCGTAGGCCGGCGACTTCGGCCTTGAGTTGAACGACCATCGCCATGTGTTCACGCACCGAATCCTGTGCGGCTGCTACGCGGTCCCATTCAGGGTTGAATCTCGCCAATCCGGCATAGTCGGCACGCAGCCGCTCGTTATCGGCCTTGAGCTGGTCAACCTGCTCATCCAACACCTTGACCGTCGCGTCTCGCGTGGAAATACCGTCGTAATCGTGGCGAGGATCAACCTCAAGACGATTTGTCAGCCGCTCGTTCTCGGCGATCAGGGCCAGGATGACGTCAGGCGCAAGGCGTATATCGTCACGGCCGATCAGTGCCTCGGCCCGGCTCTTGAGTTCTGTTAAGTCGATCATTCCGACACCTCGAACTTTATACCCTGCTCTTCGATTGCGTCGGCGCAGCTGTCGCGCATGACTCGCGCCGCTTCTTGGCTGTACTCGCCAAAGCATTCAGTGTTTGGCAAGGTGATCACCAGCGCCTCGCGCATTGCCCCGATAGCGGCATCAGCCTCGGCCCACACGGAATGGTCGGCGCCAATGTCCTCAAGCTCCATGTCGCACCGGCCTTCTTCTTCGCGGCGGATATTCCAGATTGCTCTCGCAACCGCTTCACGCATCTTGTCGGTCATGCCCGCTTCTCCCCTGCTTCTGCGATCACTGCCATGCGCTCCAGGCGCTCGGTGGCCTGGCTGGCCAGATTCATACCGTCCGCCTCATCCACCACCGGAATGCACACGAAACGGATTCCGTGCTTGACCATCTTGTTTGCCAGCTCAATGGCTTGGCGTAGCTGTGCTGGGGTTGCTCGTTTCATCACTTGCGCTCCCGTGCGGCAAGCATCTCGTCGGCGAACCGATAGGCCGCGTCCGAATACTCCGGCAACGATGTCCAGTTGTGGCGCTTACCATCGCTGTCGGTGTAGCCCCAGCCGCCGGCGATGATCATCGCGTTCATTGCCTGCATAGCGATCTCATCGCGCAGACGAACAAGGTCCTCGGAGGCAGGAGTGAGTTTCTTTACTGGGCTTGTCATTGCGAGATCCCCTTCAGCAGTTCCTGCAACTGTTTCAGCTTGCCCACGGCCGCTGCGTTGGTTTCGCGCTCAGCCTCCACGGACAGCGCCACCTCTTCGATGCGACTGGCGAGCGCCTTCATGCGCTTGCTGAAATCATCAGCCAGGATCACGACTTCTCCGGAAAGGCTGGCCAGAACATCCAGGGCGCCTTCGGACTTCTTGATTGAAACAACGGCTTGTTTGGCTACCTGGGTCACGGCTTGCTCCTTGATTGTTTTGGGGGTCGCTGCGTCACGCTGAAACTTGCCACCTACCGGCTCACGGATGAGGCCCGCTTCCTTGAGTTCGCCCAGGGCGCGGCGGATGGCATAGGGCGATGCGCCGGTGGCCTTGGCTGTGATGGCTGCGCCGTGGATTTCGTGATTGCTCCAAGCGGCCTGGATGGGAACGAGGGTGAACACCTTCTGCGCGATCGAGGATTGCCCGGCGAGGATCTGTTGCTGTCTGGATTCATTCATCAGAAGCCCTCCTTGCCGCGCTGCGATTCCCACTCGAACGGGATCACGATCACGCCGCCTTCCCGAAGCCTGTCTGCGCAACGCTCGCCGATAGCGGTAGCCAAGGCCTTCGCGTCAAGGTTTGAAACGATGACGGTGGGCCTCAGCTCTTCGTAGCGGCCGTTGATGATGGCGAACAGGGTCGTCAGCTCGAAGTCGCTAGGCTTCTCCTTGCTCACGCCGATTTCGTCGAGGATCAGCAGTGAGGGGCTGATAAGGCTCGACAGGATCTGGCTTTCGCTCTGGTCGCTGGCGTGATCGTAGGTGGCGCGGATGGCCTGGAGCACAGAACCAATCGTGCGGTACACAGCGGTCGCGCTGGACTTGGCCATGATCTCGTTGGCAATCGCCACGGACAGATGCGTCTTGCCGGTGCCGGGCTTGCCCAGCAGCAACAGGCAACGACCAGCGGCAGCGATCTGCTTGAACTCGGCGGCGTACCGGACACAAGTTTTCAGCGCCTTCTGCTGCTCGGCGGTGTCGGCGATGTACCCGGCGAAGGTCTTGCCTGCAAAACGCTTGGGGATCAGCGCTGCGCCCAGCTTCTCGGCCATGCGGATACGGATCAACTCCGCTTCCTGGGCTTCCTTGCGGGCGGTTTCTTCCTCGTTGCGGATTCGGCTGCACTCAGGGCAACCGGTCTTGAACTCGCGACCGAAGATCAGGTTCACCTGCTGCGGGAACTGGCCGTGGTCGTCGCACACGCCGGTTGTCTGCTGCGGCGCCGGGGTTGCCGTGGGCATCGAAACGATCTTGTCAGAACGCATAGGTGCCATCCTCCCGTTGCTTCAATCCGGAGGTGTAATCGCGTTCGGCGAAGCCGGTGTGACGGGATTGCGGGAACGGGTGCACGTTGCTGGCGACTTTCACCTCGTCTTCCCAGCGCTTGCCGTTCAGCCAGGTGGTCGGCATTGGGACGTACTTGCCGCCGTCCTTGAGCCAGTCGGCAGACACAACCTGCGCGGCGAGTCCTTTGGCGATCAGGCTGAACAGTTCGTCAGTGACCTTGAGTTTCGTCCACGCCTTCAGAGCCTTGGCTTTGTCCTGCTTGCGCGGATAGAGCGCCCAGAACTTCGGGAACAGATCCGGCGCCTCGCTCACCGCAGGTGCGCAAGTCTTTTGATCTACTGGTTCTTGGTTAATGGTTAGTGGTTTATGGTTATTGGTTAGGTGACCATCCGTGCACGCTTCGTGCACGAGTGGTGCACGCTTGGTGCGCTTGGCTTCCTCACGCTTCTCCGCGATCTCTTTATTTTTCAAGGCTGTAGCGTGATACGACGCCACTTCATCCTGAATGCGGGCCTGCACGTAACGACCGTCAACGAGATCGAAGAACTTGCGCAAAACAAGCTCAACTGCGTCGATTTCTTCCTTGTTGCGTGCCCAGCACCAGTCAATTGCTTCTTCCAAAGTAGGGAAGCGTTCACGGTCGTAGCACGCATCAAGCAAGAGCGTGTACGCACCGTGCTCAAGCATCGTCAGGCGCCCAGCCTTCTTGTGGTAGTCGCCTATGTTTCGCTTGAAGTAATGCATCATGCGACCCCCTTGAGATCGGCTGGATTGAACGACTCAAGTGCTCGGAGCGCAGTGTGGTGACGACGCAGGGCGTTGTACTCGGCCTTCTTGGCAGCGCGAACACGCTGGAACTGCGCCTCGGTGAAATCCATCACAGGAAGGAAGGCGTCGTTGTAGGGGTCGAACTTCCCATCAGGTCGGCCATGGGCTCGGAAGTAGGTGTCGTACAGCGAGCGCAATTCAGCCTTGAGGGCCTTTTTAGTTGTCTGCGCCTGGAACAGCTCAAGGGCTGTCAGGGCCGCGCGCTCGATCAGTTGCTGGTAGGTCGTGGGCTTCATGGTCAGAACTCCAGGCGCTTGATTTCGGAGAGAAGAGCCCGGCTATGGCGCTGGATGTAGATCTGGCTGAGCTTCTGCTTGCGGGATTCGAAGTCCATGCCCACGTCGATAAGGGATGCATTGACCCGCTGAAGGTGCTCAATGCAGCGGATCTCGCAGGGAGTGAGGTGGTCGCGGATCGAATCGGTTGGGCTGATGCAGTGCGCCGCCCGGTACACCTTGGAAGGCATGCCCAGGGCGATACGGTTGATCAGGTCGAACTCATTGCTGAAGTGGTAGTGCTTGACGTCTTTACCTGCAGAGAGGCGCCCGTGCTTGATCGCGTCAGTTAGGGCTGGAGCCTCAAGACGAGCCCTCTCCCTGGCCTGCTTTCCTTCGACAAGCTGAATGTGGCCGATGACGACAGCGTCGAAGGTGCGGATCACTTGCAAGTGGAATTTGGCGCTCACCCACATTGCGTAGGCATAAACCAGCTCCTTCATAACGAAGGTGCCACCATTTCGGCCCTCAATCGTAACTACCGGGATTCCGGTAGTTTCCAGTTCAGCCACTAGCTCTGCTGTTTGCTGGATCGCGAGCCAGTAACCTGGTGCGTGGCGCTTCTCTTTCCCGGCAGCCTTGTGCAGGTCATTCAGGCAATAACGCCCATCGAGATCCTGCTTAATTTTCACGCCGCCAAGAGCAAGCGACGTGGGTCGCGACACGTTTTGCGATACGCGAAATTGTGTCGCGGATTGGTTTGAGTTGACGACTGATTGGGGAATGGGCATTATTCGCTCCAGAACTGATTTGTAAGTGCTGCACGAAAAGCCACCCTTGCCCGGTGGCTTTTTTGTGCGTCCGATTTACTGCTTGGTTGTTTCATTGGCAGTTCCTCATGAGTCCCTGAGGGGCTTATCAGCCCTTGCGTCCTATGGAAGCGACGTTGCTCCGGCTCTTTGGTGGCCGGGTCATTCGATCAAGCGCCCGGTTCATAATTGTTGCGGCCAGCTCTTCTGGGGTTACGCCTTTGCGTCTGGCTAGCAGCTCCAGATCGGCGACTCCCTGCCAGTCGAGCTGGATTTCCAGCGGTTTTCTTTCAGGCACAGGGCCTCCTCGGCTACTTCAGGCCACGTCAGTCTTTGCGTTAAGCTCTTCCATCATCTGGTTCAGTCCGCGCTCAAGAATTTCCCGAGCAAGAACGGCTTTCTGGGTCCGCTGGAAGCGAGCCATCGCCGTCAACAAATCATCAGCCACCTCATCCAGGCGAACCTTGGTCGGCTTGTCGTGGAGGTGATCGGGTGCGAAGTACGACATCTGTGTTTCCTTGTGTGGTTGGAAATGGGTTAAGCGGCAGATTTCTTCAGTGGCTGGGCTGGGTCGTCTTCACGTTTGGCGATAAGCGCCCCGCTCGACTCCTTTTCCAGAACGCATTGCATTGGGTAGGAGAAACCGCCTGTAGTACGGCACTGAGATACGCGACTGCCGGTGACGCCAAGAGCGTCGCCGATAGCGCGGCCGGTGCCGAAATGTTTCAGGGCTTCGTCGTAGGTCATGGGTTTTCTCCAGGGTCTTCGCCGAGTTTAGAGTTCTTAACAGCACAAGGCAAGTTATCTAAACAATGATTTGTTTAGAATCCTAAATATGGAATTTAAAGACCGCATCACCGAGCGCATGAAGGCCTTAGGCCTGACGCCTGCGGACATCATCAAAGCGACTGGCGTCTCGAAAGCGACCGTCAGCTTTTGGGTGTCTGGCACTAATGGAGCGAAGGGTAAAAATCTGCTCGCGCTAGCGAAGGCTCTTGAGTGCTCGCCTGAATGGCTCTCTGAAGGAACGGGCTCGCCAGGTGATGCCGCATCGCCAGATGGCCCGAAGGCAGGCGCCACCAGCGCGGAACTGGTGGCTCACATGCTTGCGACAAAAGCCGGGAAGAACCTGTCGGAGAAAGCGCGGGAAATGGTTTTGGCGGCAGCAACCGAGGCCGATACCCCTGCCGCAAACGGACAGCAATACCTGCCGCAGAATTACACGGCGCTGCGCCCAACTAACGACGAAATCCTGATTCCTCAATACGACATCCGCGCCGCGATGGGCCACGGCCAGGTTCCGCCGGAATACAACGAGGCGGTGCGCAACCTTGTGGTGCGTGAGGCGATCTTGCGCGAGAAGGGAGTGACGTACACCTCAGCCGGTGCACTAGCCATGATCACGGGCTGGGGCCAGTCGATGGAAGGCACGATCAACGACAAGGACTTGGTGATCGTTGATCGCGGGATAAAGGAGTTCGTTGGCGAGGGCATCTATGTGATGACCTGGCACCAGGAGTTGTACATCAAGCGGGTAATGCGCTTGGACGAAGACAATTACAGGCTCATCTCGGATAACCAGCATTATGAAAACCAGACCGCCAGAATCGATGACGTGACGATCCACGCAAAGGTTCTGTTCATATGGAACGGTCGCAAAGCGTAGGCGTAGGCGTAGGCGTAGGCGTAGACAGGCTCAGTGCTCAAGCAGACAAAATAAATCTCATGAAATAAGCGATCAAGGGAATGTCAAAGCATGGCCGAAGAAGGCTCACGTTCGTTTTCTCTTGAGGGATTAGAGAAAATAATAGATTCGGTTGCAAATCTGTTTCTGGTGGTTTGGGACAAGTCAGAGTTTCTAGGGTATTTTGTAATCGTTATGACGTGTTTTCTGCCTTTTTGGATTTCTTACGTTTGGATGGTTGCTAACAAGCCCGAACGAAAGATTGACAAACGGATCGAATCATCGAGAAAGGCCAGCAAAAAACGCCTAAAAGCTAAACCCGGAGGAAAAAAATGATGAGCACGATTATTCTCGCGCTGATCTGTGCCTTCGCAGTGATCCTATATTGGGTGAGCTGCAGGAATGCCTCGCTCAAGCACCAAGAAAAAGTCGCGGAATTGCTCGAAAAATATTTCGAAGACCACAAAGTCTCTGAGGACGATAGGGACTCCGCTTACTGGACATACCGTTTTGCAAGGCTATGGATCTTCATGCCTGCCATGACCTTGGTGGCGCCGGTGTGGCTCGCTTTGAGCATACTTATCCGCGGAGCAGGACATGTGCCTCGCAAGCCGAGCGCGCAGCATTCTGAGATTATTGATTCTATTGTGAAAATGTACGTCACTAAGAATCCGCTAACCTCCCTGGTGTGCATGCCGGTGTTTCTGTTTTCGGTGGCAGTACTGAGCATCATTGGGCTGGTTACTAACAGGATGAAAGCTATCCCTACCCTAGCGTCTCTATACTCCTCCGTCGCGCACACAGCATCGCACGCATCGAGAGAAGTAAAGTCCCACTGAATTCCCTGCACCAAAAGCCCGGCCCAGCGCCGGGCTTTTTTGTGCCTGTCAGAATGGCGAGACCTCCTCCACCTTCATGAATTCGTCGGGCACCTCTGCCTCATGATCGTTCTCGGATGACGCCTCCCACTTCAGCGTCACCGACTCGTCGTCGTTGAAAGTCATCTCTATGCCGTCCGTTTCGGCCAGCAAGCCCATCACCTCGTCCCACTCCCTATCACCGTCGCTGTCCAGTCGATGAATCGTCACGCAGCGCAGATCCTGCGCGAACGGATGATTGATCATTGACGACACCCTAAGGCCCAGCCGCTCGATCCCGCTCATCTCCTGACGTACTGCTGGTTTCGCCTGCTTCTTCGCCATTCAAAATCCTCCTTATTTGACTGTATATCCATACAGCATAGCGTGTAGGTTCCTAAACCGAAAGACCTGTTGCGACGAGCGCGATCCGACGCATTTTGGCTTCGCTTGTTAAGTTTTCTAAAATAAGTGTTGACGTATTTTGTTAAGTTTTCTAAATTACACCCATCGCAGCGACACACAGCCACTGCGAAGGGCCGAGAGGCCTGCCACACGACTGGTGAAGCCGCCAGATAGCACGGGATCAGCGAAATGATCTCCCAGCCCCCGATAAGGGAATCGACTGGAACCAAGATCTTTAAGCGGGACGGAGAGTCGAGCTGGGGCGAATCGAGGAATCGGCGCCAATGGTGAGACGGGACATTTGATTCAAGCCGGTGACCGACGCCAGTAGCGGGTCGCGGCGGAAAGCATCACTGAGCAGCCTTCTCGCGAGGGCTGCTTGGGATGACAACCGGATGAGGGATTCATTGTGAAGTTCGAAATCGACAAAACCTGTGTTCCGCCGCTAGTTGCAAGCGAGGGCGGCAGCCTCTGGGTTGTCTCTGGGCGCATCCCGCACGCCGACGAAGACACCACATTCGCAATTCTTGCCGACGATGAACAGCAGGCATGTGACGCATTTGAAGAGGCGTTATGGGAGGGTCGCGACCCCGAGGAAAAGCCTGAGGTGATCATGGGAAGCGGCTCAGCGGTTTATATCAATTTCAGCTCAGTCCTGGCGCGAAGGATTGATGTGTGAGCTCCCCGATAGTAGCCATCAACAGCCGATGGGTTGGCAGCAAAGGCCGAGTGGTCGTGGTGCTTGAGCGAAAACCCTTCGGCATCCTTGAGTACCAAATCGAGGGTCGAGCGATCTTCGGTAGCAGCAAGCAGGCCGACTTCCTGCGCAACTTCAAACCAGCATGACCGCATATTCCTGATGCCGCTTCTATGAGGCGGCATTGTTGAATTCAGTGAGGGGAATAAGCATGGAGTTGACGGCAGAGAAAGCCCGTGAGGCCCTTGACTACAACCCAGAAACAGGCGGGTTCTCTTGGAGGAATAACAGCGGAAGGGCGGTGTTTAAAGGGTCGCCTGCTGGATCTGAAAGTAGCCACGGGTACATTCGAATCGGGCTGTATGGGACTACCTATTACGCGCACCGACTTGCATGGCTAATCCATTATTCAGCGTGGCCAGAACATCAGATAGACCACATTGACTGCAACAGAAGAAACAATTCAATCAGGAATTTAAGAGAGTGCAGTAACGCTCAAAACCAGCTGAATCAGCCCGTTCGGAAAAATAACAATTCCGGAGTCAAGGGGGTCAGCTGGAATAGCGCCGCAAGAAAGTGGCATGTGCAGGCCAGGGCGGGCGGGAAGATCCATCAGGGAGGGTTCTACGAATCGCTAGAAGAAGCTGGCGCCGCAGCAATAGCCCTTAGAGAAAGACTCCATGGCGAGTTCGCAAGAGATTAGGCAATCCACCGCCCATCCAGAGCGGTGGGCATTTGGAAAACAACCGAGGGTAAGACGATGCCAGACCCAAACAGCCCAAACGGCTGCTACCAGCGCCACGGGTACACGGTTGAGCGAACGCCACGCAAGAGCGGCGCAGGCCACCACCGCGCGATATACGACAAGAACGGTCAGCAGGTTCTGAACCGAGCCGGATACGACGCTGAGATTCAGTTCTGCCGCGAGCAAGGGCTGATTCTGAAAGAGGATCAGGCCCCGCTGCAGTCCGCGTAGCTGCCATTGGCAGCGATTGAAACGGAATGCATGGACCTGAGCCACGACAGCCTGTCGTTAACTGCCCGGTCACCTGCGTGCCGAAGCGCAGGCTGCATCGGAGTGTGAACTGAGTACCGCCAGCCAGCGCGAGAGCAAAGGCAGACAAACGTCATGCAGTTCACACCCCGATGCGGATGAATGCCCAGGCTGATGGGCAAGTGTAAGACCTGATGGATCGCGGGAATCGTGGCCGGTGAAGTGAGTAAGCGCCCAGATGGCCACGGCGAGTCCAAGAATAAGCGGCTGAAACCTTCGCCCCGGTGAAACTCCGGTGTCACTAAGGCCGCTAATAGTCGTGCCGGGATCAGCTCCGGTCATCTGCACCCCATTCCATAGGTGGCCACTGCCTGCCCAGTGAGCGAGCGACAGGAGATACGATCATGTAAACGAACAGCGCGCCGAGGCGTTCAATCTCGGCACTGCCTCAGATACACCCACACCCGGTTAACGCCGGGTTTTTATTGCCCCGAATTTAATCGCATGGAAACAGCCGGCTCCTTTGCGGAATACAGCCGAGTGATGTTTCCAGCCGATTGCATTTTAACGATGAGGATTGAGTGATGAATTTTCAGCCGCCTGACCCGCCGGAATACGGCCGGTGCCTGACCTGCAAAACACACATTCATGAATCTGAAAAGCGCGGAGACGCCTGCATTGAATGTGAGGCGGAGCCTGAAACGGCCAAATGCCTGTGCGGCAAGCGCGGAGAGATCAACTACGACGACGGCACCGAGCGCCGTTTCTACTGCTACAGCGGTCCTGACTGCTGTCCGTAACCCAGCCCTGGAGGCGACCATGAACGCAGCACTGAAGATTTGTCAGGCCATGCACGACGCGCAGTTGCCTCCGATGGTGAGCGAGAGCGCGCAGGAAGTGGCTCGGGCTGAGTGGCTGTACAACGCTGCTGAGCAGTTGGCGCGGTTCGGCTGCGATGTCTCGTTCCAGCGCCGCATGCGGCCGGCTCAGGGCGTCACGCTGGCCCAGTTCGCTCTGGCAGTTGATGAGCATGCAAACGGACGGCTTGCAGACTGCGAGGTGACCACGGCTTCACTGGGCCTCCTGCTGATCGCCGCCGAACGAGGTCACGCTGACAAGGTAGCCGCCGCCGAGTTGCTGGGCGAAAGCGACCACCCGCTGGGCAAGCTCGGCGAAATCGCAGAGGGCCTACTTCGACCCCTTGTCGATGACGCGCTGATCGCCCAGGCCGAGGACAACGAGCTATGAGCAATCAGGTAGCACTGGCCCGGCTGGGCCTTGAGATCGCGAAGATGCGCAAGTCCTGCACTCCGGTGCCGGATCGCACCTTCGTCATGGGCATGATCGAAATGGCGGAGTTCGCCGAGATCATCGACACCCGCACCGCCAATCGTTATCGGGATGCGCTGGACGCAAAGTTTGTCGAGCGCAACGCGCATCTGAAAGGAGTTTCGGCATGACCACTGCACCGGTTAAAACGCTTCTCGATGAGCAGCTGGAGGAGATTGAACGAAGCCTCGCAGTTATCGGTGCGGGCATCCCCCGCGAACTTCCTGTTTCGGCGCTCCCCCCTCCGCTGGTAGCTGCCATCAAACAAGGCCGCATCGCCGTGAGGGCTCGACCATGAATCTTGTCTACTGGATTCTCGTTGCGGTTCTGGTAGCCGGTGCAGGCGCCTACGGCGTCGTCCGCGATGGCCAGGGTACGTGCCAGGTGCCGCGCTCTACTACCTACCACGTGTTCCGATGACCAGCCTTCAGCGTGCACGCCGCATCCTGATTCGGCGCGGTTCGTTTCGAGTCCTCTCGATTTACACCTTCCTGATGCTGCTCAGCGCCCTCGCCGACCGCATCACCTCCTGACTTTAAACTTCAAGCGCTGCGCACGCCGCGGCAAGGAATCCCCGTGTCCGCAAACACTGAACTGGCCACAGTGCCGCCCGCAGAAACTGCCCTGGCCGTCTATAGCAAGCCGAACGGTCTCGATCCATGGCTTGATCAGGTTCGAGCCAAGGTCGACGAGTTCAAAAAGGTGCTACCTGACCTCAAGACGCGCAAAGGGCGCGAGGCATATGCTTCGATGGCGCACCAGATCGCAAAATCGAAAACCGCGCTTGAGGCGGTAGGGAAAGAGATTTCCGCCAAACAAAAGGAAATCCCGAAGCTGATTGACGCTGAGCGCAAGCGCGTGTGGGACACACTCGAAGGCTGGCAGAAGGAAGTAAGGAAGCCTCTGGACGATTGGCAGGCTGCCGAAGATGAACGGATCAACAGGCACAACAACGAGATTCAGTGCATCAAGGATCTGGTCGTCTTCGATGAGACGCCTGCGTCTGCGCACCTCGCCAAGATCATCGCCGACCTCGAGTTGCTCGAAATCGGCGATAGCTGGGAAGAGTTTTTGGCCGAAGCCGCCCAGGTGAAAGACCAGACGCTGATCAAGTTGCGCACCCTGCACGCCGAGCGAGCGCGCTACGAGGCTGAACAGGCCGAACTGATCCGGTTGCGCGCCGAAGCCGAAGCACAGGCGCAGCGTGATCGTGATGCACAGATCGCCCGGGAAGCTGAAGACCGTGCCCGCCGCGAAGCTGAACAACGCGCCCAAGCTGAGCGAGACGCCGCCACCCGCCGCGAACAGGAGTTGCTTGATCAGGCTGCCGCTGCACAGCGCGCCGCCGAGCAAGCGGCCCGCGATGCTGAGGTAGAAGCCGAGCGCCAGCGCCTACAACTTCAATTGCAGGCAGAGCAGGCCGAGCGAGCCGCTGCCCAGGCAGAAGCCAATCGCATCGCTGCCGAACAACGAGCCGAGCAAGAACGGGTCGCCGCCGAGCAGCGCCAAGCTGAAGCCGTAGAGCAAGCCCGCCTTGCCGAGGTAGCTCGCCAGCAGGCCGAAGCGAACGAGGCCGCCCGCCAGCAGCGGGAGCGCGAAGCCGATCAGGCCCACAAGGTGAAGATCATGGGCGCCGCCAAAGAGGCGCTGATGTCGATGAACATCACCGAAGAACTGGCCAAGGCCATCGTTCTGAAAATCGCCCGCCGGGAAGTCCCCAACATCACCATCCATTTCTGAGGAGGCCGCCATGTCCACCGAAATCATCATGCCGGAACAGCGCCGGCAAGCCGTCGTGCCGATCTCAACGGACAACAGCATCATGGCGGTCATCAGTCGCGCCGCCGCCGATCCGACCTGCGATATCGAAAAGATGGAGCGCCTGCTGGCAATGCATGAACGCATGCAGGATAAGGCCGCCGAAGCAGCATTCAACGCCGGAATGGCGCAAATGCAGTGCGAGATACCAACGGTCTTCGAGGCCGCTGTGAACCTGCATACCGGCAACGCCTACGCCACGCTCGACGACATCACGCGAATCATCAAGCCGATCATGCAGCGACACGGATTCGCGATCACCTTCAAGGTTGAAAACCTCGACAAAGCCATCAGCGTCACCGGCATTTTGATGCACCGTGACGGGCACCGAGAACACACCACGATGACCTTGCCGGCCGATATCGGCAAAGGGCGCAACGAAGTGCAGGCGGTTGGTTCATCCACCACCTATGGCAAGCGCTACGTGATGTGCGCGTTGCTGAACATCACGACCAGTGAGGCTCGCGATGATGACGCGCAGACAGCAGACGGTTCGGACAGCGAGGAAATGCGAGCCCAGATAATTGCGGACATCCTCGAGCGGGTCGAACAGACGGCCTCACCCGATGAGCTCAAAGATGTCTGGCAGGCTGCATTGAAGGTTTTGCAGGCCAGCGGCGACAGGGTCGGTTATGACACGGTGAAGATTGCCGTCACCAAGCGCAAAGACATATTGGAGGCAAAACAATGATTGTCCTCAACTGCACGCAGGGATCTGCCGAGTGGCTGCAAGGCCGCGCCGGGGTCATCACCGCAAGCATGTTCAGCACCGCCCGCTCCAAGGTGAACGGGCTCACTACCCAGCAGCGGACATACGTTGAAGCAATATTGGCCGGCCATAGCGAAAGCAAAGCCCGCGACCTGGCTGGCTATAAGGCTGGGCCGAAGGCCGAAGTCGTGCAGCGCGCTCTCGATGGCGAGAAAGTCGGCGAGCCGTCCAACGCTGCACTCACCTACGCCTTCGAACTGGCTGTGGAGCGTATCGGCGGCGCGCCGCTGGATGGCGGGTTCGAAACCTGGCAGATGCGCCGGGGGCATGAGCTCGAGCCCGAAGCCCGAATGGAACACGAACTTCAGACGGGCCTGATCGTTACACAGGTCGGTTTGGTGAAAACTGACGACGGCGTGTTTGGCGCCAGTGCAGACGGGTTCATCGGCGAAGACGGCGGTTCGGAGTACAAATGTTTCCTTTCGCCTGACAAGCTTCGCGCGTTCCACATCGACAACGATGCCAGCGAAGTCATCGACCAGGTGCAGGGCTGCATGTGGATCACCGGCCGCAAGTGGTGGCATATCGGTATGTACTGCCCCCTCCTCAAGCCTGTCGGCCGTCAGCTCTGGCTGCAGGAATTCAAGCGCGACGACGACTACATCGAGCAGCTCGAAGAAGACCTCTGGCAGTTCAAGCTGCTGGTGGACGGCTACGAGGCGAAGCTCCGGAGTAAAGCAGCATGAGATGGGACGCCCATAAGGCAGAAGAGCCTGTCATCGCCAAAGCCCTTCACCGGTTCACTGATGCGGGGATCTTCGCCGCGTCCAAGGCGCTGCACCGATCCACTCGCTCACTCAACCGGATCGCCAGCGAGCACGGCATTGAGTTCACGACCTGCACCGCCAGGACGATGGAAGCCCGTCGCCAAAAAAGGGCCTCAATGGTCACTCAGATAAAGGCTTTGGCCGGCACGCGATCTCAAGCTGAGATCTGCGCGGCGCTTGGGATTACGCGGGCCGTTCTTCGTGAGCTCGCCGAAATCTACGAAATCAACATCAACAGTCGCTCGAAAGGTGCCTGATATGGAACAAGCATTCATTGAAGCCGCAAAGCGGCAAAGTGGACTGGAGGCGGCGAAAGCTGCCTTCTTTGCATCTGGAGGTACGGCCCAGCAAATCCCTACCGGGATCGGAAAGGACAGTCCAGGCATCGCAACGGTAGTCAAAACGCCTTACGGCTACAGGAACATCGAAGCGCAGAAGGCCAAGCGAGGCCGCATGATCACCCAAGAGGAGCGAGACAAAATCGCCGTCGAGCTTATGAACTGCAAGGCAGCCGGAATGACGCGCAACAAAGCCTGCAAGCATATGGGTATCAGCACGACACTCGCCCGGAAGATCGTCGCGGACTACTCGCTCGATTACCCGACGAAAGCCTGATGCGCAGATTCAACATTCGCACCCAACAACGCAAACGACAGACCTGGCTGGACTTGCCGGCCAGCGGAATTGAAGAGGTAGGCCATGGCCAAGAGCAACGCGGAACGTTCAGAGAAAGCCGCGGCAAAGAGGAAGAGCCGAGGCGAAGAAGAATTGCGGATGCATGCACTTGCTGGAACTCGGCAGGTGCTGGCTGATTTGATGACTTGGCACAAGATCGAAGAACAGGGTGAGGCGATGACCTTAGCCCTGCATCACCTGCACGCGCTTGGGCCGAACGGATCGGCACAGTTCTTCGCGCCGCCGCGACACGAATACATCATTCCAGAAAACGTGTCGCGGAAGTTGAAGATCGCCTACGACCGGGAAGCCGGTCGCCTCGGTCACGAGAAATAACCTATTCATGCATTCGCCGACTCACGCAAGAGCTCTCACGAAGCACGTGGTCACGGTTTCCTGCCTCTCTTCATCGAAGTGATAGAGATCAGTGTCAACAACTTGTCTTCTGCAGGAAGGATTCTTGCAGGTAAGGCATAGAACAATCTGATAGTCAGAGGTGATCGAATCCATGTCGTCCTCGATTATCTGCCTGACCGATTTCAGAACCTCATGCTGCCTTTCACATTTGCATCGAGAGCATAGCGCGTTGAAATGTGTGTGGTCGGTTGCACCCTGGATCAAAACCTTCTTCATGAACAATCCCTTGTTTGGTACAACACAACACGTTGATGACTTTTAGCCGCAATTTAGAAGCTTTTCTAGAACTCAAAAGTAAAGCATCCAGCCGCAAAAAATCCACAAATATTTAACCTCGCTGTCGTATCCGGTCACGGAGGGCGGCGCATACCCGGAGAAAACCATGACTGAACATGCACAACAATCCGTAGCCGCCGCCGACCTGCCAGAGCGCGGTCAACCTCTCGCCGGCGGCATCTTCGTCACCCGCTACTGGCTGAACGGCGAAGAGCGTGCACTGGTGTTGCTCGACAACGAACTGATCGGTACGTGGGGCAAGTACGGCGAGGACGTTGCCGGCGCCAAGAGCCTCAGTGACGGCGCATCAAACACTCGCGCCATGGCCGAAGCCGGCAGTGATATCGCCGTGAAGGCGCTGGAATTGGATGCTCACATCCCCTCTTACCTCGAAGGCGCTCTGATGATGGCAGCGAAGGCCGAAGGTTTGATCACCCTGCGCGAAGATCGCTGGCACTGGACCAGCTCGCAGTTCTCCGCCAACCGCGCCTACCACGTGGGCTTTGAAGATGGCTGGCTCGACAGCCTCGTCAAGAGCGGCGGGCGCGTCGCGCGCCCGGTCCGCAGCCTTCCTATTCAGTAATTCATTCCTTCATTGCTTTTATGCAGGCGATTCCCGGGAGCGTCAGGACGACGCTCAGACCAGAAGCTTGCCGGGTAGCGCCGGCGGCCTGCGCCCAACTCGCTCACAGGAGCATCCAATGCAAACGAATCAACTGACCACCTACACCCGTGGCGATCTGATGATCAGCAGCCCAGATGAATCGGTGGTGCTCAAGCTGGCTTCTCTGGCGATTGCCGTCACGCCGGCCGCTGCCGCAAGCGACATCCCTGCTGTAGGTGAAATCTGGCCCGGCGAAGGTGGCGTGAATGGCGGTCTGTTTCCGGGCGACGGCAACCCCTATTACCTGATCGTGCCGACCGGTGCGGATGCAGAAGGCGAATTTGAATGGGGCGGCTACGGCAACGAAATCAACGGCGCGAAGAGTGCCTGGGATGGTCGAGCCAACACGGACGATCTGATCGGTGCAGATGAATCCTGCCCCGCCGCCCAGTTCTGTGCCGCCTTTGAGCGCGAGGGTCACAAGGACTTCTACCTGTTGTCCCGTCGCGAGGCTTCGTTTCTGGAGATCACGCTGGGCGACAAGGACGTGTTCAGTAAGCGCTATCACTGGACGAGTTCGCAGTTCTCCGCCGACCTCGCCTACAGCCTGGACTTTGAAGATGGCTGGCTCGACTACGACGGCAAGGACTTCGAGCGCGTCGCGCGCCCGGTCCGCAGACGCTTTATTTGATCCTTCAATCCTTCATTCATGGGCGCGATAGCGCCCTCGCTTTTCAAGGAGGCCAGGATGGCAAAGAAGGTTTCTTCAAGTCTTTATGACCGGCTGTATGAGCGAGTTACCGTTGATGGTGACTGCCTGCTCTGGCAGGGCGCGACATCAGGGAAATCGAAATACGGCCAAATCCGAATTGATGGGCAGAAGCAAAGGTGCCACCGCGTTTCCTACCAGCTGCACAAGGGCGATATCCCCGAGGGAATGATTGTGATGCACTCCTGCGATACGCCTCTGTGCATAAACCCGAGCCATCTTTCGCTTGGCACGCAGGTCGAAAACATGGCGGATATGCGCTCCAAGGGCCGCGAGCATCACAATCAAGGCGACGGCAACGGCCGCTCTTCGCTATGCGCTGCCGATGCTGCGGACATCCGAGCCAGCTACCAGCGGTACAGCAGGAATTTTGGATCGACAGCCCTCGCAAAGAAATACGGCGTTAGCGATCAGGCAATTCTGGATGTCGTCAGCGGCAAGACCTGGTCGACCTGATCCGGCCATGCGTTTTGGCCGGGGCTCCCCGCGGTGGTGTGGTGCTTGACCCGTTCGGTGGCGCCGGTACCACAGCGGTGGTCGCCATGCAGGAGGGCCGCAAGTCGATCCTCTGCGAACTCAACCCAGACTATGCCGCCATGGCTGAACGCCGGATCTCGGCTGCCTGGCTCGACGGTGCAGCGCAGATGGACGTCTTCCACGACGCCGCAACAGCCTAACCCCTCCCCCAACTCAACAGCCTGCCGGTGTACGGCGGGCGAGGTGCACGCATGTTTATTTGCGCAGGAACCAAGATCGGGCGGTGCAAGTCGCTCGGCGATCAGGTGCGCGTTCTGGCGCTTCGCCTCGGTGGCGGATGGAGCCAGGTGCGCGAGGATCTGGCGAAAGAAGCAGAGCAATGGTTTGGCCGAGAGCCGGTCACCACAAGGCAGGAATGGCGCTCCGTCCGCGCCGAAGTCTTCCGCACCGAATAACCACCTTCTGCCGCCACGCGCGGCATGGAGCAATACCTCATGACAAATCGAAGCGCGGCCCAGGTCGCGCCCATCCTCCCGCGCTTCATTCGCGCCGGGGAGGCATACGGCTACCTCGGTATGTGCCGGGATGAATTCAACAAAACGGTGCGTCCGAATGTACGCGAGTTCCCGATCGGGAAACAGGGAATCGGCTTCGACCGGCTTGAGCTGGATGAGTGGGCCGACCGTTACATCGAGTCGATGGCAATTGAAAAGGCCGCCAATCAGGACAACAATCGCCCTCGCAGCGAGCGCCAGGGCAAGAAGAAAGGAGTAACGCCGTGGCCCAAAAAGCAATCACCGGCCTCCAGCAAATGCCGAACGGCATCTGGAAGATCGACAAAAAGTACAGAGGAGAACGAATTCAAGAGAGTACTGGCACTTGTAACCGCGCCGAAGCAGAGCAGTACCTGATCCACAAGCTGGAGCAGTTGCGCCAGCAGAAGGTGTACGGCGTCCGGCGAGTCAGGACGTGGCGGGAGGCGGCGACTCGCTTCCTGCTGGAAGTGAAGGATCAGGCTTCAATTCACATCTCGGCCACCTATATGGAGCAGCTCGACCCGTTCATTGGCGATATGCCGCTGACCCACATCGATGACGATGCCCTCGCGCCTTACATCCAGTCGAAGCTGAATCCAGCGGTAGGGAAACCGGTCACGAACCGGACAGTGAATATCGCGCTTCAACGGGTCATCCGCGTGTTGAACCTTTGCGCGCGAAAGTGGCGCGACGAGGAGCGACGGCCGCTGCTGGACGTGGTGCCGATGATTTCCCTGCTGGACGAGAAGACGAACAGCCGAAAGCCCTACCCGCTTTCATGGGAGGAGCAGTCGATCTTGTTCGCCGAACTCCCGGCGCACCTTCAGACCATGGCTATGTTCAAGGTCAATACAGGTTGCCGGGAGCAGGAAGTTTGCAAGCTTCAGTGGAATTGGGAGATTGCGGTACCTGAGCTAGGAACGAGCGTGTTCCTGATACCTGCGGGATTTGGGGGTAGAAGCGCCAGGTCTGGCGTGAAGAACCGAGACGAGCGTCTGGTCGTGATGAATGACGTTGCCAAGTCAGTGATCGAGAAGCAGCGCGGCAAGCATGCGCTCTACGTGTTCCCGTTTGGCAAGCCAGATGGTGATGGGAATGAAACGACGGTTCATCGCATGAATGACTCGGCCTGGAAGAAGGCGCGGATTCGAGCGGCGAAGAAGTGGCAGGAGAAATTCTTGCGGCCGGCACATGACGGCTTTGCCAGAATCCGAATTCACGACTTGAAGCACACCTTTGGGAGAAGGCTGCGTGCTGCTGGCGTGACTGAGGAGGATCGCAAAGCGCTGCTCGGCCACAAGAACGGGAGCATCACCAGCCACTACTCGGCAGCGGAGTTGGATCAGCTCATTGCGGCGGCAAATAAGGTATCAGCAACCGACTCGCGCGCACCAGCGCTGACGATTCTGAAAAGGAGGGAAGCATGACTGAAAATGCCAAGGTCACTCGGAAAGTCACTATGGCAGAAACAACAAAGCCGCTCGAAAGCGGCTAAGTCATTGAATTATATGGTCGGGACGGAGTGATTCGAACACTCGACCCCTAGCACCCCATGCAAGCGGACACCTCTGGAGCCCGCTAACTACAAGGCTTCGCGCCTGGCGCTCGCTGCAACGATGCCCAACA